GTTATGGAGATTTTTCAAAGTATTCAAGGTGAAGGAACTATAGCCGGATATCCTGTAACGTTTATTAGACTTGCTGGATGTAATTTAGCTTGCTCTTGGTGCGATACAAAAGAAAGTTGGAATCCTAAAGATGTTGAAATGCTGACTCCAATACAGATTGAATCTCGCTGCGTTTATCCTTTTGTTGTTATAACTGGTGGAGAACCAACGATTCATGATTTACAAGGCTTGACTGATATCCTTTCAGCATTTGGACATCGGGTAATGATTGAAACTAATGGTACCAATCCTATTCCAGCAAAATGGAAGATAGATTGGGTAGTATGTTCTCCTAAACCTCCATTGTACGAAGTCAATTGTAGGTGTGATGAATTAAAGTACGTAGTGGATGATGCTTTCCAAGAATCTATTATTCCAACGGGAAAGGCTAATTACATTACTCTACAACCAGAGAGTTGTAAGCCCGAATCTCTAAAACGAGCAATAACGATAGTAGAAAATAGTGCTGCAAGTCGTAAACCTTATAGATTAGGCATTCAATTGCATAAATACATTGAGGTGAAATAACTTGTTAAATAAGGAAAAATATCGAGATATTTGTTTTCAAGCTATATTTGATGAAAACATCGAAGAAATATGTAAAGATTGTGGTTTAACGACTTCCCTTCGATTATGCGAAGGAAGCAATTGTCGTACGGCAATAGAATTGTTCCTAGAAAAAGAAATCGATTAAATAAATCAGCTGAGTATTTATATTGCGGCAGAAATAAAAGTGGCTATTCTGGTAATATAAGGGGAGAGAAATATGAATTACTCGATAAATATTCAAAATAGCTCATTAAGAGAAAGAGTTTTTGAAACCTTTCAACACTTATGGAAGATTCACGAACTGTCTTTCTCAAAATAATTAATGTGCTGTCTAATGAATATTCTATTGCTCCTCCTAGGGTGAAAGAGTATTTAAATACAATTCTCCTACCAGAAGAAATCAAAACATATTCCGCTACTCTAAGGTCCTTAAATGCAATTGGAAAATACAATCCTAGGTGGGTAGGAGATAGAATATTAGATCAGGGATATTTCTATGTTAAGACTCCCACTTGGTTTACTGGAATAAGTATGGATGGTACTAGAGTTGCGGAACATATTATAGTTTATTGTCTCGAACATTCTTTAACCGAAATTCCAAAAGGTTTTGTAATTCATCACGTTGACTTAAATCCTTTAAACAACGTACCTAGTAACTTACTGATGTTAACTGTGTCCGAACACATAAAACTACATCGAAAATTGAAAGGGGATAAATTAAATGATTAATCAAAAAAGCAGAGAAATTATTGAAAATGCAATTGAAACTATTTTAGCAAACCTTGGTGAAGATGTAAATCGTGAAGGACTGCTAGATACTCCAAAACGCGTAGCTAAAATGTATGGTGAAGTATTCTCTGGCTACGAACTAAATCCAAAGGATATTTTAGGTACAACTTTTGCGGATGATGCACATGAAGAATTAGTAATGGTTGGTCCAATTCCATTTTACAGTCATTGTGAACATCATATGGTTCCATTCTTTGGCCAAGCGTGGATTGGATATATTCCAGAAGGTAAAGTAGTAGGAATTAGCAAATTTGCAAGACTACTAGATTGTTATGCTAGGAGACTTCAAATTCAAGAACGTTTAACTGATCAAGTTGCAAACATGATTCAGGAAGTTTTACACCCTAAGGGTGTAGCGGTAATCATCAGAGCGGAGCATATGTGTATGTCAATGAGAGGTGTTAAAAAACCTGGAACTCGTACTACTACGTCCGCTATGAGAGGTGTCTTTTTAAAAGAGCCAGATGCTAGAGCTGAATTTCTTTCTTTGGTTCAAATGAATCAATAACAGAAATAGGCCTTGATTTTATCTTGGGAATATCATATAATTAATTAAAGGAGGAATAAGATTGAAAAATCTGAAGGTTGTGTGTATTAATGGTTTTCCCCTTAGTGGGAAAGATACTTTTGTAATTAGTTGTCAAGCTGTAGCGCATCCGAATACTTATATTAGACATATTTCTACAGTTGACAAAGCAAAGGAAGCATTAAAACTTCTTGGATGGACTGGAGTAGAAAAAACAGAAGAAGTTAGACAAGCCTTACACACTTTAAAGATGATATCAAATTCCTTATTTAATGGCTCCAAGGCATATGTCGAAGATTCAATCCAAGCTATGCTTCATATAGCATATCGTGGAGTTCTTTTCATCGATTCTAGAGAACCAATTGAACTTGCAGAAATGAAGAAATTGTTCAATGCTACGTGTATATTAGTTTCAAGACCTAAGAGTGAACTTACTACTGTTCAAACATTTGCGGATCAGAATGTGCTCAATTTTGACTATGATTATATCGTAGATAATTCCGGAACCCTTGCAGAATTAAGAGAAACTTCTAAGAGGTTTTTAAGGCAATTATTTGAGGAGGAATTTCAATGAGAACGTTGGGGTATTTGGATCAAATTCATACGGATGAATTAGTCTCAGAATTGCGTAAGAGACCTGGAGTAACTACTATTACAATTGAAGGCAATGAAGATGCATTTGGAGCAGATTTTGATGCTTTAAATTACATGGAAGGTCCCATGACAATATTAAAGGTGGTGCCAGAATGCAAGTAGCTTTAATAACTCCTGTTCCTCTACTAGCCGAGTTTGCAAGTCGTAGTAAATATCATTTGACACTTGCTACCGAAATTCTTGATAGTCTGGACTATCAGAATTATTACAGGTATGCTCGTAAAGTTGGAGATTACGTAATGCTAGATAATTGTGCATACGAACTTGGTAAATCCGTATCGAGCTTACAATTGCGGGAATGTATTAATTTAATTGATCCTAATGCGATGTTTCTACCAGATACTAGGTTCAATACTAAGGCAACATTAGAGCAGGTTAAAAACTATGCTCCTTTCTTTGCGGATGGTGTTTTAAAACTATTTGCCGTACCGCAAGGAAATAGTTTGCAAGAAGTGCTATTCTGCTACGACGAGTTGAGAAAGGATCCTTTAATAGATGGGTTTGGAATCTATGAGGAAATTGGTGAAGTTACTGGAACTGGGCGTAGAGCAGACTTCCTACGATTACTAGAAGCAACTGGCAGGGTAGATGAACATCGAACGTATCATTGCCTAGGAATGGAAGAAGATGTTGAACAAATAAAGGAATTAGCGAAGTTCCCTTGGGTTATGGGAGTAGATAGTGCTAAACCAATTGTCTATGGAATCCATGGCATATCTCTGGCAAAGAAGGGTCCACTAGTACCTTATCCTCATAGACCTAAAAACTACTTTGAACATTCTGATGTGCAATTCCGAAGCGTAATTCATCACAATATTTCAATGGTGCAACAGTGGGTACAGAACCCACTTGCAAATATATGGTAGGAGGAATATACATGTCTTATCCACAAGTAACAGTATTTATTGATGACTTAGAAGGTACGAATGCTTTCCTGAAAGAAAAGGAAGCAGACTCTCCAGTAGTCATCAGTGCAAACAAGATAGTTGTTCCAGCTAGAAATGGTGCTTCAATTGCACAACTCGTTGTAGTAGTACAACATCTAGCGAAGTCAGAAGCTGAAGATCTTGTTGAAGCAATAGAATTTAAGCCAGAGATAAAAGGTGGACTTACACCAAATATTGAATTAAAGATTCAAGCAGCTTTAGAGGATGCAGCTAAAGCTGTTGCGGCGAGTACTACAGCTAATACCGAAGCAACGAAAGTTGTAGAAAAACCCAAGGCTTAATAATCCAAGAGCAAATCTGCGCAATATAAATATATTGCGCAGATAGCTTTCCAGGTATATTCTGGTAATATAAGGCGAGAAATTTAATATGGAGAGGGGAGAATAATCTATATGTGTTCAATCACTGGAGTAGTTTATCCAAAAGCTGGTAATTCAACCATTCATGAAGAAATAGGTCAAAGAGTTATGGCTACAATCTATCGTGCGGAGGATCGTGGTAGAGATAGTTGGGGTTATGCAATGATATTTCAAAATCCTCAAATACCTCCATCTTTGAAGAGATGGACTAGTGCTCCAAGTCAACTGTCAACTGTAATTCCAGAAATGTCTCATCCTGGAGCGTCAGTTCTTATTAATAATAATAGAGCGGAACCAACAACTGAATACGTGAAGACTAAATTTCTAGAGGATGTACAACCTTATCGTAGTGGAGGCTGGTACGTAGTACACAACGGTACAATAGCTAATGATAAAGAACTTAAGGAAGGATACGGAATTTCTGTTGATACTTCAATTGATAGTGCGGTTATTCCTGCGCTCCTTAATACCGCCTTAAGTGATGATAACTTTACTGCGGAAGATGTGGCTAGAGTATTAACTCAAGAGGTAATAGGCTCTTACTCTTTAGCGATTATGCACTATAAACATCCTGGCAAAGTAATTCTTGCATGCAACTATAAGCCATTGTATCTAGGCTATCATCCGCAATCAAAATATTGGATGTTTTCAAGTCAAAAAGAATATATTACTGGAAAGTCCATTCAACGAAAACTAGGTTGTGCTCTAACTGTAGAAGCAATACCCCCGTATAGTTGTGTGATGGTATCCAATGAAATGGCACCTAGAGATCTTGAATTCCTATCTCTATATCCTGCGAAAGAAGGTAAGCCGAAAGCATTAGTAGTTTGTTCTGGGGGATTGGATTCAACTGTTGTAGCTGCAAAGGCCAAGAAAGATGGATACGATGTGACTTTGCTTCATTTTAAATACAGTTGTCGAGCTGAGGAGAAAGAAGTTATAGCAATCAAAAAGATTGCAGAATATCTTAGTTGTGAATATATGTTCGTAACGACAGATATATTTAAAGACGTTATTAAAGGATCTCCACTAACTGGTACTGGAAATGAAGAAATTGCGTATAGTCAAGCGGGAGCAGAGTTCGCACATGAATGGGTTCCAGCAAGAAATCTAATTATGCTATCTCTCGCAACGGGTATAGCGGAATCTCATGGATTTGATACTTTGATGCTAGGCAATAACTTAGAAGAGTCTGGAGCATATCCTGATAACGAAATGGAATTCATTAACAAGTTAAATGCTGTAATGCCATACTCTGTAGCGGCTAATAAGCGGGTTACTATTCAAATGCCAGTAGGTAACCTAATGAAACACGAAATTGTTAAATTAGGTTTAAAAGTAGATGCACCCCTACATCTAACTTGGTCTTGTTACGAAGCTGGAAAATTGCATTGTGGCGTATGTGGTCCATGTTACATGCGTAGAACAGCTTTTGCAATTAATGATACTCCGGAGGTAATTAATTATGAGCAATAGTTGTAATAGTTGTCAACATAAAGAGAATAAGCGTTGTACTAGTAGAGGAAATCCTGGGGCGGAGATTGTATTTGTTGGAGATTTTCCTAAAGAAATAGAAATTGCGAACGATCAAATTTTTAACAGTATTGGCGGCCGTTTGCTATTACAGACCCTGAAGGTTTTGAAGAAGGACCCTCAGGAATGTTTCTATTCTAATTTGTGTATGTGTTTATCCGCTACAACGTCTAAGGCTATTATTGCCCAATGTCGTAAAAGGTTGTTGGAAGAAATGATGGTAATTCGACCAAAGGTTATTTTCGCATTAGGGACATTAGTTTCTCAAATCTTATTAAATACAACTGCGAAGATAGAAGAGATTCAAGGAACAGCAAAATGGGTTGAAGAATTTGGATGTTATGTAATGCCAGTAATTGCTCCAGGAATTCTTTACCACGATCCATCAAAATTAGAGAGTTTTCAATCTGCTATTCGAAAAGGATACGTTGCTGTTGATTGGCCTCATGGTGGTAAACCTCCACATGTAGTTAATGCTATTGTTCCAGAAACTGGTGCAGAAGCAATGTCATTACTTCGAGATTTAAAAATGTTAAATAATTGGCAGAGCTGTGATATTGAAACTGCGGGATTTAATTTTACTACTATGGATATTCTATCAATAGGTTTTGCACCTAATGCTAATGATGGAATTGTGTTTGGAAAAGATCTAATTGAACATAAAGAAATACAACTAGCAATCGAAGACAATTTTGGAAATCCTCTTAACAAGTTTGGATTTCAAAATGGCAAATTCGATGGACAATATATGAAATTTAATACAACTCCAGTATTTAAGAAGCAGAAGAAAGTTGTAATTCGAAATGTACGAAATGACTTTGATACAATGCTTGCACATTATTGTATCGATGAACGTCAAGGTACTCATGGATTAAAAGTTTGGGCAAAGGAATATTTCGATGCACCTGATTGGGATTCTGGTTTAAAGATATACCTTCCAAATAAAGATACGTCATATGAAATGATTCCTCCAAAGATACTTTATAAGTATCAGGCGTATGACCTTTGCTATACTTATTTAGGAATAGATCTGTTTACTCAAATGATGATTGAAGAAGGCACTTACGGGCTATTTACTGATATATTGATGCCAGCAGCCAATGCCCTTGCGGATATTGAAATGCGTGGAGTACGTGTTGATAGAGATATGTTAAATAGGCTATTTGATGAAATGGATCCAAAGTTGAAGGAGGCAAAGAAGAACCTTGAAAAAGCCGCATTCGCAGTTGGCTTCACTCCAGAGAGATATCAGCAAGAAACAGGCGCGAAGGAGAAGCCTAAATTCTTCAATCCGAACTCACATCCTCAGATGTCATACGTCGCGTATAACTTATGCCAAATGCCTTTATTCGGAGGCAAGAAAACATGCAACAAAGATGCAGTGGAAATTTACCAGCATAGGCATCCCTTTTGGAAGACCATCGCTGAATATAAACAAATTAATGATCTCTTTGGGATTTACGTCAAAGGAATGTTGGAACGCTTGGACGAAGACGGATTCGTCCGACCGGATTTCTTCTTACATGGCACAGTTACAGGAAGACTTAGCTGCCATGATCCGAATCTTCAGAACATCCCAAGAAAATCTTTCGTCAAAGATCTCTTCATTGCTGACGAAGATACTGTCATAGTATCTGCGGATTACAAGACTCTGGAAGTCGTTGTAGCAGCAATACTGTCGGATGATCCTGTAATGAAAGCTCCATTCCTTGCTGGTGAGGATTATCATACTACTACTATGATGTCAGTCTTTGGAGATCAAATTGCATTAATGAAACATTGGGTTGAAATGAAAGATTTTGAAGCATTTGATAATTATTTACATCAGCAGATGATGATGGAGATGCGAAATCCCGGAACAGATTACTTATACACTAAAATAGATAAAGACGATCCTACTACATGGATCAAGAAACCCATTGAGGATATTAGATTCGACAAGTTATATGATTTACTTGCAGATTTCTTACGTTTCCTTACGAAATTTATTACATTCGGTATTATGTATGGGCGTAAAGCAAAATCTCTTGCCGAAGGAGAATTAAATTGCTCTATCAACAATGCGCAACTATACATCAATAATTTCTTCAAAAGATATCCAGACTTTAAAGCTTGGCAAGGAAAAATGATCTCTCAAGCTAAGAAAGAAGGATATGTACAAAATCCCTTTGGATTTAAGAGACGTTGGAAAAATATTGATTCCGATGCAATTTACTTATTAGAGAATCAAGCAGTTAATACTCCAATACAAGGTACTGCATCTTACATTTGCCTAAAAGCATTAACCAAAATTCACAATGCTTTTCTTGAAAACCTCTGGGGGTGGGTGCTCTTTACAGTACATGACAGTATTGTATCAGAAGTCAAGAAAGTACATTTAAAAGATGCATTGCATCTAATACAGTCTAAAATGGAAGAAAAACCTTTTGAAACTGAAGTTCCATTCGTTGCTGATTTAGAAATAGGTCAAAGATACGGCAAAGTAGAAGGAATTACTTTTGAAGAAGGTAAGTGGGTTCCGGCTAAACCTGAAAAAGCTTCTCAGTGGTTGAAAGATACTCTAGCTTCCCTGTAATCTTAACAGAGTTCGCTTGTGCGGACTCTATTTTTATCGCCTTTCGACATGAAAAACTCTTGATTTCTCTGAGTAAATATCATATAATTAATTATAAGATTAGAAGGAGGGGAGATAGTGATAAAGATTTTGTCAGGAAAACATCAAGGTAGGTTCGCAGTATTAGACTTGAAACAAATTCCGCCAGAAGTATTAGTCTATTGCGGAAGTTACATTGATCATATTCCAGCAAATTCTGTCGAGTACGTAGTAGTAGAAGAAAAGTCAAATTAAAAGAAGGTGGTGAAACTAAGATGTTAAACTTGTGGACTGATGGTTCAGCACATGCTGCTACACGCAATGGAGGCTGGGCCTATGTCATAACTCACTTAGGTGATGTTAAAGTTGCTGAGGCTTCTGGATCGGTTAAAGATACTACTAATAACCGTATGGAAATGCAATCAGTAATTGAAGGTCTTAAAAGATTTGATCCTACTGCTGCGGAAGTAACCGTCACTTCTGATTCTGCTTACGTGATAAATTGTTTCTTATGTGGATGGTATGCTAAATGGCGTAAGAACGGTTGGTTCACCGCTAGTGGAGCTGTCAAGAATCGTGATCTGTGGGAAGAAATGATTGAGCTTGTAGAAGCATTTCGGATTCCTATTAAATGGGTTCACATTCGGGGACATAAGGGCCATAAATGGAATGAACATTGTGATAAGTTAGCTGGAGAAGCTAGGCTAGTACTTGAAAGAGAACTACAAACCTTAGAAGTATAATCCAGGTAGGAGGGATGTCACGTGGATACTTCTCAACTTTGGGCTAGAACCCAGTGGATTCAAAAGCAACGAAAACGTCTTGGGTGGAGTCAAGAAACTTTAGCTAAAAAGCTAGGAGTAATGGTACCAGAGTATGTTGCTTATGAAGAAGGTAAAGTTGAATTTCATGAAGATATTGACTTTGGGGAATTGAAATTCTATCTTGACCATCAAGTACGTCATAAGCTTGTCGAAGGCGATGAAAAAGTACACATGGACAGATTCGAGAAATGAGGTGGAATATTTGAAAGTAATTAAGTTAGACGGAAGAGAAGAAAAGTTTGATTCTGGCAAAATCTATGTCGCGGTTTATAAAGCTACTAAATCCTTAGAAAACTGCAGTGATGATTATGCCCATCATTGGGCTACAACTATTTCTCAAAAACTTGAGAGAAATTATGGTACTAAAGATATTTCCCAATTGAGTGTACCCCAAATACAAAATGATGTAGAAAGAGAATTAATGTTGACAGTTCCGGCAGTAGCTAAAAAGTATGTACTGTTTAGGCAAAAAAGAACTGACATTCGTGAAATGGATTCTACCCTAATGAAAACAATTGAAGAAATTTCTGCAGAAATGAAACCCGATAATGCGAATGTTGGAAACAGTGCTGCTGCGAAGATGTATGGTGTAGCAGAAGCAGCTAGTAAGCAATATACCTTGACAAAAATGCTTTCTCCATTGCATGCTAAAAATCATCAACGTGGAGCGATATATGTTAACGATATGGGGTACTTTCCTTATACCGTGAATTGCTTCTACAACCCTCTTGGAAGGATTCTTGCAGAGGGATTTAACAATGGTGTTGGGCGTATCCGGCCTCCAAAAAGTGTTGGCGCAGCTATGGCCCTTGCAGCCATTGTATTGCAAAGTAGTCAGAATGAAATGTTTGGAGGTCAAGGAGTAGTTTCTTTTGATACAGATATATCTCCATATGTCGAACTTGAATATCTGCGTCGCATTAGTGCATATAACTACTTGTTTGAAAAGCGTTTGAGGGGATTCATTCAAGTCCTTAAACCACAAGAATTCGATACGAAAATTGAAGAACTTGCTATGGAAGATATTGAAAAATCTTGCTTCCAAGCTTGTGAAGCTTTCATCTATAACATGAACACAATGAGATCTCGTAGTGGAGCTCAGGTAACGTTTTCTAGTATTAATCTTGGAACGGATACAAATCCTTGGGCTAGAATGGTTACACGAAACATTTTAAAAGCGTATATTTCTGGTCTTGGAAATGGAGAAAATCCTATTTTTCCAAACATTGGGTTCCGCTTGAAAAATGGAGTTAATCTTAAACCTGGGGATCCAAATTACGACTTATATCAATTAGCCTTAGAGTGTATGAGTACGAGAATTCAACCCAGATTCGTCTTTTGCGATTCTCCATTGCACAAGGAAAATTGGGAAACTGCTTCAGCAATGGGTTGCCGTACGTGTGTAGTTTCTGATATTCATGGAAGTGGAGATCCTGTGGCGAGGGGCAATCTAGCGTTTAACACTATCAGCTTACCTTTAATTGCTTTAGACGTTAAAGCTGTAGGTGGAAACTTCTCAAATTTTTATAGCCACTTGGAAGTAATATGTGATCAAGCTATTGAGCAACTCCATGATCGATATCAGATAATGAAGAATTTCAAAGTTAGAGACATTCCTTTTGTCTCAAATTGGTATCAAGGTGGCGAAAACTTAAAGCCAGAAGATTCTATTGAACCAATGATTAAGCATGGAAGTCTTTCTATGGGCTTTTTAGGTTTAGCAGAATGCTTAGTTGCTTTACTAGGAGAACATCATGGGCAATCTACCTTTGCGCAACAAGCGGGAATTGAAATCATATCCCTTATGCGACGTAAGACAAATGAAGCTACTAAAAAGTACAATTTGAATTTCAGTCTATTTGCTTCTCCCGCAGAATCTGCTTGTCATACTTTGATGAAAAAAGCCCAGAAACAGTATGGAAATATTCCTGGAGTTACAGATAAAACTTATTTTACGAATTCATTTCACTTACCGGTAAACTTTTCTTGCAACATTGAACAGAAGATTGACATTGAAGCTCCATACCATGCATATTGTAACGCGGGTGCAATAATGTATGTTGAATTAGGTTCTAGTCCAAAGAATAATCTTCCGGGAGTAGAGCGAATTATCACATACATGGCTCAATCAGGTGCCACATATGGCGGAGCAAACTTTACTCACTACTTTTGTCCAGAATGCAATTACCAAGGAGACATGCCAGAAGGTAAATGTCCAATCTGCAATAACGAAGATGTAAGAGTTACAGCAATCATTACAGGATACCTTTCAACAGACGATAGATTTAATCCAGGAAAGCAAGATGAGCGCGCAGAAAGAGTATCTCATGGTGGAGGTGGCCCTCTTGAGTAAAGAATTGTGCCTAAGACTTGCTGGCAGTAGAAAAACTAGCATAGTTGACGGAATTGGTGTTAACTACGTAATCTTTACTCAGGGATGCTCTCATATGCCTAAATGCATCGGATGCCACAATCCTTCAACTCATGGAATAGGTACATCTTCTCAAGACGTAAGCATTCACAAGTTGTTTCACCAAGCAAGCAATATGACGCTACCAGATGGTGTTACTTTCTCTGGAGGGGAACCTTTGGACCAGTATGATGCTGTAGCAGCACTAGCACAAATGTTTAAAGAATGGAAGTACCGGACTACACTTTATACAGGTTTCAAAATTGATGAAGCCGAATGCTGCTACGACCTGTCGATGTTCGATTATGTAATTGATGGAAGATACCGAGAAGACATGAAAGACCTCACGTATAATCTAAAAGGGTCGAAAAATCAGAGATTCTTAAAAGCGGCTTTAAATTATCCGGGTATATTTACGGATATACACAGCGGAACTAGGGTGCAGCAATATATTTATGCCGCGCGAGAAATCTGGGAGAAAGATCTAATATGGAAGTAACAGATTTTCACATTGATTTCTCCTCCAAAATATCATATAATTAATTATAAGATAAAGAGGAGGAGGGGAGGCAATCTATGCAGGTGACTAGATATTTAGAACAATTTAAGCAAGCCCTTGTAGTAGAGAGGTCACGTCAAGAAGAGAAGTATGGTAGAGAGAATCTCATGAACTCTATGGACAGATATTGTACTATCTTGGGAGAAGAGTTCGGAGAAGTGTGTAGAGCGGCTTATGAGGCTGATCCAGAGAACTTAGAAGAAGAACTTATACACGTAGCAGCAGTAGCATTTGCAATGTATCAGCGTCTACAAGCTAGTAAGCTTGCAGAAGGAGACGAAGAAAAGTGGCAAGTCACTATCGAAGTTCAAAGCCCAGAAGACATCCAAGATATGAAAGTAGAAAAATTGAAGTAGAGAGTATCATGAGAGAGATCGAAATGAAGAGGAGTCGTGATCCATTTGGAAAAAGTAGTTCAAGTGCAGGGGAGTTACGAAATGGTATCGTGGCCCCAAGGGGATGTAGTGAACTATGGGATAAGGAAAACAAGTGAAATTGTTTTTCTTCAAACGTATAAGCCAACTCCAGATTTGAAAGGTTGGGACCTTCGAAAGCACGTCCAGTTGGAATTAGAAGCAATTGCAAGCTCTGTAGTAATACCAGAAGAAATTACACTTCCGGAAGATTATATTCCAGAAGGTTTGAAAAAGAAATGCCCTAGGACAATGAAAGTTCCAATTGTGTGTTGGAATCCTCCAAAGAAGATGTCCAGTAGATGTGACATATGTGCATACTCTTGGATGTGCAGAATACCTCTTAAATCATACCCTAAAAAATAAATAGCTTCACTGAGGAGGAAATTATTATGGAAATTGTGAAACCTTCCATCGAAATCATCAACTTGGGTGATGTAGCAGAAATGTTAAGGACAATAGAACTTGCATATCGTATCTGCTACAAGAGTGAAGGCAAAATGTGGAAAGATTTTTATGATGCATCCTTTATATCATCGAAGATTAAAATGGGACATGAAACACCTTTAGAACATGAAAAGGTAACAGTTAGAGTTGTGTGTGATCGTGGAGTAAGTCATGAGTGGGTAAGGCATCGTATTGCCAGTCCATCTCAAGAAAGTACCAGATATTGTAATTATAACAAGAATGGTCTAATGGTCATTCATCCAGGCTTTTGGGATCCAACATCTTCTATTTTCAGACCTAGTAATCCTAACTTTAAAGAATGTTACGAAACATGGCTTAATCACATGGAAGATTGTGAATTTGTGTACAACAAGTTAATCAGTCTTGGAGCTACTCCCCAAGAAGCAAGAACAGTTTTAGGAAATAGTACTAAGACTGAAATTGTCTTCTCTGCCAACCTAAGAGAGTGGAGGCATTTCTTTAAGTTGAGAGCTGTAGGTACAACAGGCAAGCCTCATCCCCAAATGTTAGAAATTACTATTCCTTTACTGGAAATGTTTAAGGAAAGAATTCCTGTGATATTCGATGACCTTAAAGCAAAATTTTAGGAGGGATTGATATGGGCAGTTTGCTATTTGCTCTTGGATGTGCTTGTATCGTTAAGGCTGTACATCCTTGGATAGTTGAAAAGATGCAAGAATCTCAGACGTTTGCCGCTACAGCCGTTGGAGTATGTTGCATATTAGTCTCAATTACTTTATTCGGATTTTAGGAGGAGTTAATATGGCACGTGCAAGGAATGTGGAAGGTCTGAAAGAAGATCAGAAATGTGATAAATGTTACTATTTACTAAAAGTAGATCGTGCAACGTATGATTGTAAGAAACAAATGTCTTCCAAGAAAGTGGAATTAGCTGAATCTACTGGTGCTTGCTTGAATCATTGGAACCATCTTAAGTCTGAAGAAAAGGGGTCATGGCATGGATATTAAAATTTCTAAATACGAAAGGCCATTAGTTGAACCTGATAACGTTAGAGCAAGAAGGCTAATAATTGATATTCATCCAGGGGTAAAGCATCCTACGTATCAAGGTAGAGTAGAAGATATTGTTGTAGATAAATCAATTGCCCTTGTAACAATAAATATGTGGTTGGAAAGAGACATTCCGATGCAAATTACTTATTCATAAGAATAGTCCTCTTAGGAGGACTATTTTTCTTTTGGTAAGATCCATTGATTAATTTAAGGAAATATCATATAATTAAGCATATCTAAAAATTATACCGAGCGAGGAGAGATTGAAATGATTCACAAACCAAAAGCAGGTCAAGAGTTTTTACAGTTAATATTATTTGGAGCAGGATTCGGAGAAAGGAAAGCTTTCTTATGTAAAGAAATTAAAGTCGTTCAAGAACCCTTTCCAAGCGGAATACTTAGTTTCAGTTCAAAATCTCAAGAAGTAGTTGAGGCTGTTCTACAAGATGGGCTAGAAGTAACAATACTAATCGGTAGTAGTAGTCCTTGGAAATCTTATACAATCTCAGAAGCAACATCTGAAGAAGAACAAAAATTAAAGGAGGACTTAAAAATGGAAAAGCAAGTTGTACAAGTGAGGTTACGCGAAAGCATTGGAAGATGGACTTCTAAGCAGTACGATTATTTAACCTTAGAACCAGTCGCGTTAGATGACATCGTTGTAGTAGCTACGCAATACGGTCCTCAAGTGGGATTAGTTTCTGGTTTTGAAAAGGCTACCGTAAAATGTATGAAGTATGTTATTCAAAAAGTAGATTTTACTAAAGTTGATGCTATAATTGCTCGAGAAAAAGAACTAGTTTCATTACGTCAGAAAATTCGGGATCGTGCAAATGTAGTTAGGAAGAATCAAGAATTAATGACCTTAGCAATGCGTGATTCTAGGTTAATGGAATTAGTTGAAGAATTGCAAAAAGCGGAGGCGGGTGAGTAATGGCTTCAAGGTTCGAATTAAGTCTTAGCGAAAACTATATTCAAAGTTGGGGAATAGTTGAAGCGATTCGAGAAATTTTTCAGAACGCGTTAGATCAGCAAACCGTTGGTGATGGCAAGAACAATATGTTTATAAATTACGATGCTACCTTTAAGAAATTAGAAATTGGAAACAAAATTTCAGTCCTTGAAGCTTCTTCTCTTTTACTAGGAGAATCTAGTAAGAGAGGAGATGATACTACTATTGGTCAATTTGGTGAAGGATACAAACTTGCACTTCTAGTACTTTGCAGATTAGGTAAAGAAATAGCAATTCGTAATTGGGGTAAGAGAGAATCTTGGTTTCCAAAATTGATCACTTCCCGGAGATATGGCGGTCAGAGAATCCTTGTAATAGACGTAGAACGTAATTGGTTTTGGGAAGAAGTTCCAGAAAACAACCTAGTATTCGAAATTTCTGATATTTCTCCAGAAGAGTATCAAGAAATTCAAGAATCTAATTTACACCTTCAAGGAAAATATTCCTTCTTAAGTACTTCCTTAGGAACAATCTTGCTTGATGAGCCCCATGCAGGAAACATATATGTTAATGGCTTATATGTCTCTCATGTAAATGAAATAAAGTATGGCTATAACATTAAACCAGCGTACATTAAATTAGACCGGGATAGAAAAGCAGTTACTACTTTTGATCTTACTTGGACTACTTCTAGGATGTGGGGAGAAAGTGGTGATTCTAGGCTGGGAGATCTTGTAAGAGCTGGTTCCCAAGATGTAGCATATTTAAAACAGACTTCTTCCTTCAGTGGAAGTAGGAAGTATCGAGAATGTTGTGAAGAAATATATAGTGACTTTAAAGTAGAACATGGTATTAACGCATATCCTGTTACAGCTCAGGAGGAACTTACTGAAGCAATTGAAAGGTTTGGAACACTAGTTAAACCTATAATTGTAAAAGAGGCTCACAGAGTTGCAATTCAAGAAAGCGTCACCTTCAAGAAGGATGTAGAAGAATTGCCACCTCCGATAGAGAAAGTTACTCCTCAAGAAAGGCTTGAAGAGTTCTATGCTAAAGCATTTCCGTATCTCAATGATGAATTGCAAGCGGAACTTCTTGAGATAATAGAAGAGAGTAAGGAGTGGGAAACAGAATGACGGAGCAGCCAGAAGAGAGAACATTCTATAAATTTACTTTAGAAGACTCTTGGTTAGAAACTCCTTTTGAAGATTTAAAGAAAGGAGATATATTTACCCAATCGGATGACCCTAGATCAACCTTCATAGCAGAAGAAGATGCAGAACCAAGATCGTGGTTAGGAGTGTACCCAGCTAGAGTTAAATCACATTTAGTAGTATTTACTCTTGGAGAGGGATTGCAATAATTATTCTAAAAAGTACGTTCAATAAGGAGGTAGTCACAATGCCCAAGAAAGTTAAAGCGAAGGTACGTAGTGTCGTAGAAGAAATAGCCATCATTGTATTAGAAGATGATGGCTATCACGTTAGAGAATTCATTGAACAACACTCGGAAGATGATCATGAAGTGGATGAAGTTATTGACATAATTGATGTGATAGATGAATGGTAATCACAGTCACATTTACAAAATCAGAACCAACTCTTGCTATGTGGTCTTTCGCTCAAACGATTGCAAAAGCATTAGATCTTAAGCTACCAAAATACGAATACGAAGCTGTAAGTGAATTTCTTAACTTTTTCTCCCCAGAATTTTATCGACATAAGAAAATATGTAACTATGACTTTTGGAACTACACTTTTTGGATGAATAGTCATTTAGACGAAGAGGACGAATGGTTTGAGTATGAACATCAAGGAGGTGGATGGGATTAATGAATGAACAGATTTTAAGAGATCATGCTTTAGTTGTTTCACAATCCGCATGTGCTCTTATATCCGCAATAGGAATGTTTGTAGCAAACAGTCAACATCCGAATGACCAACCTTATTCAATAGATGACATTAAAGCAGTAATTGATGAGCATGGAATAGGATATAACTCCGTTATGACACAGTTGTACAATCGATAATTTCATATTGTAACTAAAATAAATCAAGGGAATTTATTCATTTCCCTTGATTTTTCTATGTAAATATCATATAATTAATTATAAGTAAAAATGGGAGATGATTGAATGATAGGTCTTATGAATGCAAATCCTATTGGAAAGAAAGCAGAAGCAATCTTAGCTGATCCTAATTACATTGCAGAAATTAAATGGGATGGTTGTAGGTACGAGTACAATGAATCAGATTTAATAAGTCGTCTGGGAATAAGTAAAGGGGCAAATGCACCACACCTAATTCAAATCCTTTCAAAGTACAATGTTGTATTAGATGGAGAAGTTTACTATCCAGGAAAGACATCCAACGCTACTACAAGTGTGATGGGATCCCTTCCTGGAGTAGCGACAGCAAAACAATTAGAGTTTGGTAACATTCGCTATGTACTTTTTGACATTTTATCCCAAAATGGAACACTATTAATTCAACAACCATGGCACGTTCGTCGTAAAGCTCTTGAGAAATTTTATGAATCAATGTCTGAAGAAGACAAAGAGTTCATCGATCTATCAGAAGTATTTCCAGATAAGTTTGGTCTTAAAACTCTAGAAGATGTCATGGAATACATCAAGAAACATAAGATTGAAGGATTGATGTTTAAAAACATCAAAGCTATATACCACCCAGATAAGAGTCCAGAAAATGTATGGTTCAAAGCTAAAAAAGACATATCCTTTGAAGCGATTATTTCAGGATTTACTCCAGGAAAGGGTCAGTATGAAGGGCTTATCGGAAGTATAGTATTTAGTCTTTACAATTCAAATGGTGAGCTAGTTGAATGTGGTAAATGTTCGGGATTCTCTAATATGATTCGTAAAGAAATTTCCGCAAACAGAATTGAGTACTTAGGTAAAATAATTCAGGTTCATGCAATGGAAAAGACTGAAGATGGCAGATTTAGACATCCTACCTTTTACAGCTTTAGAGATGATAAAGATCCAAAAAGGTGTACAATGGATCAAGTATAGTACTGGAGGATAGGTATATGACTATCAAGGCGGAAGAACATATTAGTTTTGCGTATTACATGTTAAAGAAAATGAATATCTTTCCTCTGACGCATTTTAATTATTCAGATCTAGAGTCTGCTGCTCTCTATGGTTTAGTCAAAGCCGCTAATTCATTTAAAGGAGATATCGGAACAACATGGACCACGTACGCAGCAAGAGTTATTAAGAACGAAGTTTTTCAGGCAATTCGAAGAGAAAGAAAACATCATGAATGCGTATCTATAGAAACTCCAATAAGTGAAAATTATCATGATGGTGGTATAGCGACTCTAGCAGATTGCATTCCTGAGAAACGAGATGAAATTGAAATGTTTCTTTGGGATTCAGCATACTCTTGCTTTATAGTAGATATGCGAAAGGTAGGTGAAAGATTTACCAAGAGAAAGCAACAAGTATTTAACACATTTATTTCTAACCCTTCAATCACTCAAAGAGAACTTGCAACTCAACTAGGACTTACTCAAAGCTATGTTTGTAGAGTACTAGAGCAGATTAGAAAGGTCTTAAGACCTATTAGAAGAAGAGCTTTTGACATTTAATTTAAAGGAGAGAGAAGAATGAATTTCGTATTAAATTCAATTCAAACCTTAAGTGAAATTATTTTAGCACTAATCAATACTGCAATTTGCGCTTCATTAATAGTATTCATGCTAGCGGTATTAGGTTCATTTATTGGAAAAGTTGTTGATGCAACTGTACAGAAACTACTAGATTTTCAATACAAAAGGGCCATAAATAAAGTTCGAATACAACAAGCCGAAATTACAATGTTAGGTACAGTAACGTCCAAAGACGCAAAGATAGAATAGGATAAGTCTGTAGGAAGGAGGATGTAGTTACCAATCTAAATTAAAGGAGTGTATAAAAATGTATAAACGTATTCTACTCACCTTCCTATGCATGCTTTTTCTAATCTCCACAGTACACGCATCAAACAATTCTCCAAATGGATTTCACGAAATTCCTTGGGGAATCTCAATCGAAGCTGTAGCGGATCAGTTTGAAGAAATTGAAGAACCTTGCGATGATTCAAACATTAAGTCGTATCGAAAAAAGAACGATACTCTTAAGATAGGTAGAGCAACAGCAGATTCTATTACGTATCATTTTTGGAAAGGAAAGTTCTTTGGTATCTATGCTACAAATGCGGGATACCTAGGATACTTCTTAGCAGAAATAAGTGCTCAATTAGGTACTCCAACTTATAGCTACGAAAATAGAAAATACTTGTATGTATGGAATCAAGACCCTAAAGTACATGCAGGATTTTATGGTAGAAACTTTGGTGACTTTACTATGTACAATGTAGATATCAAAAGAGAGATGGAAATTGAACAACCCCTGACAGTATATAACTAATTGAGTTTGATACTCTTAAAAGACTATAGAACTAAGTTCTATAGTCTTTTAACATGTATTCAAAACACAGTAGAAAACAACCCATTACTGCTACAGACGCACCTAGCCAGAGGCTGTAGAAGCAATACCCGGGAGGGAATTCTCAAAAATTTTTATATCATATCGGGTTAATTTAGAAAAATATCCTTCGGCGTACCACATTGCGTTCGAAGTTCTCGAATCGAAATTCCTTCAAAAGGTGTTCCTCCGAAGACACTAATTTTTCAAAGTGATGTAGTCTGGAGGTCGAAATTTTAAATTTTTCCAGGCAATAGACACGTATATCAAAATAAATTGAAATTTCTCCCCTTATATTTCAGATATAAGCCGTTTTTAAAGTCGCAGCAATATATTTATATTGCCCCGAAAAGTTCTACCGTGAAAATAAGTATGTAAATTTGTGTTAAACCTATTGATTTATTGACTGATTCATCATATAATTAATTATAAGTAAATAAGGAGGAATTTATATGTGGCCTAAAAGACCTACGGATTCACCAAAATGGCCTACCTTTAGAGGGGCAATGTTAGATGATAAAACCTTCGAGAATATTGCGAGTCTGTTGGAAGGCATCTTGGAGCAAGAAGGAAAGTTTCCTAGAACTCAAAGGAAGCTAATCTACGTTGCGAAAGGAAAGCAATATGTAAGAGAATCTTCAAATGGTGGATTCGTTAATGGTGGCGGAACTCGTAATTGCTATAATTGTTTGTCGTTCGAGCTAGAGTTCAAAATGCCTAAGTGTAAAGATGGTAAGATCACTCAAGGAAACATTTACCTCATTGTATGGGTAGGTGGATATGGTAAAGGTTCGATTATGCATTGTGGGTGGCAGTTTCCACATTCGGAGAATTATGATCCCTATCTCTTAGAACAAGCAGCATTGCAAACGTATTATGCAATAGCAAGTCTCATATATGATGGAAGACCTTTAGATAAAGAAGTTGAAAAGTTCATCAATTTAGTAATGAATTAATCATTCAGGAGTGGAAACACTCCTTTATTTCTCGTCAAATTTCTCTCGCAATGTATTTATGTTGACTCGAAATGTTCCGCATTGTAAATCCGAAATATGCCTAGGGAAATTTGTGTAACTAAAAGGAGTAACCGAAGTTACTCCATTTAGTTTACTTTACGATTGTACTGAAGAAACCACTTTGATAAACCTTCCAAATTAAGTAAATTGTTCCGCATAAACACACCATTACAGTGATAGCGTTTACACATCCACTAGCACCTTTCATGTCTTCCTCTCCCATCTTTCTCACCTCCTTTCACGAATTTATTACCTATGTATTATTATATGATATTTACCTCAATAAATCAATAGGTTTAACAAAAAAAAAAGTAAACATTTAAGTTTACTTTAAGAAATTCCAACTACGTATGCTGTAGTAGCATACGAAGTCAAGAAGTTCATTTATGCTAGGAAAAGTTTTCTGCCTATACTTCTTACGACCATTTGATGTAACTTCGTTAGTAAGATATCTCACAGTCATTTGATTGTTGCCTCCATAATATGGCTTACAATACCCACAGTTAATTCATTGTTAGGGAGAGATATTCCGTTCTTAGAAGGAAACCACAGAGTGGAAGTTTTAGTTTTGTACCATTCCCTTACTGTTATGAAGTTCTTGCCACCTCTAGTACATCTGTGAACAAGAAACTTAGAAGTTTCGGATTTAAGTGTTTCGCCAACAAATTCTTCAGTATCCCAATATTTGTTTTCCACTACCATTTTCCTCCTTTATTTTGAGTAAGTTCAAATATGTGCAATAGCAAAGTGTTAACTGCATTTTCGTCTTCATCTAGTACTGCAACAACTTCCGCGATTTGTTCTACTGAAAGTTCTTTACACAAGACACAAGCAACCTCTAATAAAATAGCCTTTTCACTGCTCATCTTTATCCTCCTCAATATTCGTTTTGAGGCCTTAAGGAGTGACACATGTCACTCCTGAACCTTGAAGAACAATTACTTGTCATACTTCGCACGAGCTTCATCAATTTGTTTACTAATCTTGTCATTAATCGTTTGAATCTCTTCTGAAGTTGAATTCTTTGGAAGTACTACCCCATCACCACCTGCAAAGTAATTTTCAACTATCTGTTCAACTTGTTCTGGTGTTGCTGCAAGAGTTTCAGTTGTCTTAAGTCCAGCAAGCA